ACTCACTTTGAAGTTTCTAGCAATAACATTTGTAGAGAAACCTTGTTTATACAATTCTCGTATTTGTACAACTTGTTCTGCTGTGAGTTTTGAACGAGGGTGAGATTCACCTCTCAGTCTATTACTAAAAAACCAAAGTTCTTCTATGTTCATTAAAATGGTTTACTTGCTTCGTCTCTTTCGATTAAAGTACTCATGTGGTCTGCAAAATGTAGTACATGACCAATGTTACTTCTTTGTGCTTTTTTGATATCATATGTTTTAAGATATTTCATATTATCCTCATCATAGATACCATCAGTTAGTTTGATACCAAAGAATTCTTTTTCTGAGTATTTCAAATCATATTGTGATAGTAGATAAAAAGTTCTATCGGTGTGAGTCATGTAACTGATTTCATCATTCCATGTATAAACCTCACCTCTGTTTTTTCTATGCCACTCAGATTCTTGTGTTTTGTATGCCATATTTCCCTTCTCACCTAATTTACCTAAATCGTGGTGAAATGCTGAAAATAATAATTCTTCTTGGGTAAAATCTACGATACCACCAGCTTCTTTGTAGAGTTTCATCATACGAAGTGAGTTTCTCGCCACATTCATAACATGGTCGATATAACCACCTTCGTAAGCATTGTGGTAGTTTACATTTCCACTCGCTGGAGATAACATTAGGTTTGGTCCTAACTCTTCCATTGAGTACATATGGAGTAATTTTTCTAATCGTTCTCCATCAAACGATTTCTTTAACGCCTCGATAAACTTGTTATAGTTTTCTTCGAGTTGTTTTTCGTTGTAACGATTCATAACTTATTATTTTACGGTTTATACTCTATCTATTGGTATTGTGATAAGATGATAATTATCATAATGTGGATGTTTATTAGTAAAATCCATCTTAGAATCAATTTTAAGTTTGAAAGCCATTTCAGTTTCAACATAAAATAGTTCTTGAGAACCATCAACACTAACCAACTTTTTACTTTTACTCATCGGAACTTTTGGTGTTCCTTTAATTTTAACTTCTTTATCGTCATCATGGACGAATTTTATTCCTGCCATATAATTTATTTATTTTATACAAATATACGAAAAAAAATCGAGACCGCCAAATATTTTACTAGTTTTTTAATTCATTGAGTGCATTTGTATATGCCATCTCTGATTGTAACCCAGCAAATCTATGTACTTCTTCTCCATCTTTTTCAATGATAACAGTTGGTACTGAACGAACATAGTACTTCTGTGCTATTTCATACTGTGATTCTATATCAATGTTTTGAAAATCGATGTCACCAAAATTATTCTTTACTTGTTCCATAATTGGTGATAACATTTTACATGGACCACACCAATCAGCATAAAATTTTTTTACTTGAATCATTTTATTCTCCTATTTTAATTAATTTAACCATCACACGCAACACAATCAGGGTCAACTGCTCTTGTTGCGATATCACCCCTAAGAACCGATTCGGTTCTCATATAATACAACGTCTTAATTCCTTGTTTCCAAGCTTCCATAGTTACTTGATTAATCCATTTAGGTGATGCAATGGATGGGAATGCTAAATTTAATGAAACTCCTTGGTCAATATATTGTTGTCTAACACCAGCTTGTTTAACCAAGTCCATTTGATTTATTTCTTTGAATGTTCTGAACACATCCTTGACAGGGTAGATTTTATCTCTATCACCATTAGTGATATCTTTACAAAGAACCATTTTACCATCTAAGTAACACCACTTATCTAATTCTTTGATATCTTGTACTGAACCACCATCTTCTAAAATCTTATCCCAAGTTTCTTTATTATTGATACCTGCTTTTCTTAGAACTTTTACTAATTCATTATTCTTTCTTATGAAAGTTCCTTTAGAAGTTTGTTCTGTAAATATGTTTGCTGCCCATGGTTCGATACCAGCCGATACATTTCCAGCTAATTTAGAATTACTAACTGTTGGTGCAACTGCTCTTAAATGTGTGTTTCTAAATCCACTTTCTCTACACCAAAGAGGTTCACCATATTCTGATGCTAAATCTCTTGATGCTCTTTCTGATTCTATCTTTAACTGAGAAAAAATCTTACGAGTTTCAAATTGAGCCTCCATACCTTCAAATGGAATACCATTTTGTTGTAGGTAAGTGTGCCATCCTAAAACTCCTAATCCTAATGCTCTACCCTTTTCAGCAGATGCAACAGAGTTTTCGAATCCTCTCATGTTTTTTGCCTTTTGAATAAATTCAGAAAGTACACCATCTAAGAACCAAGTTGCTGTGTAAACTAAATCAGTATCTCTCCACTCATTATATTTAGCAAGATTTACTGATGATAAACAACAAACAAACGAATGGTTCTCATCTGTGTGTAAAGTAATTTCAGAACATATGTTTGTCATATGAACTTTTAATCCATTTTTTTTGTACATTTCAGGATTTTGTTTGTTAACATTTCCTTTGTACATGATGTATGGTTCACCAGTTGCTTTTCTTTTTTGTAGTAATTTTCCCCACTTTCTTCTCGCATCAGGTTCACCTTGTTCGAGTTTTCTCATAAACTTATCACCCACAACTGCACATTGGTGTAGATTTAGTGATTGTCTATTTACATCTCCTTTAGGTTCTCTGATTTCTAACCACTCTTCGAAATCTTCGTGGTCAATATTAAGGTTAACTGAAGCAGCACCTCTTCTTACTGAACCTTGATTGGTTGCAAGTATCGTAGAATCATATATTTTAGCGAATGGTACAACACCATCAGATGTTCCATTGCCTGTAATGTTAGAACCCGCAGGTCTGATTTGGTTGATTCCAATACCAACTCCACCACCATGTTTTGCAAGTAACATTAGTTCTAAGTTCTTTGCACCAATATCAAATATTGAATCGGCAACATCAATACCAAAACAAGAAATAGGTAATCCTCTATCAGTACCAGTATTTGAAAGAACTGGTGTTGCAAGATTTAACCAACCTTTCCAAATGTAATCAAAAAACTTGGTTGCCATTTGTGGTTTACCTAATCTTTGTGCAACTCTTGTTGCAACTCTCCAATAGGCATCTTTAGGTTTTTCACCTGGTAAAAGGTAACCTTTTGAGATTGTTTTTACATAAATCTCTGTGTTACCCCATGAAGGGAAATCTACATCAAGTTCCCAACCTAAATCTTCGCCGTAATTTGTTTTAGCCATTTTATATTATTTATTTTATTGTAATCTATTTTTCTCGTATAAAGACTCCACCTTCAGTTTTCCCTTTTCTGTCTTTTATTTCATTCCAAGCTGCTTCTAAACATTCAGCCGGAGTATAACCTAATTGTTGTGCGAAGATAATAACTGTTACGAGTATATCACCAATACCATCTTTCAATTCAGGTTCATTGTTTTTTAGAAGTGCTGCTGAGGTTTCTCCCAACTCTTCCATAATCTTAATCATCTGTTTTGGTGCGTTCTCACTCTTATCAATGTTTCGTTCAATCGCCCAATCACGAATCTTAACTTCTAATTCGTTTAATGTCATAACTTATTGTTTATTAAAATAAATCATCCCAATCTTCACCTTCGTTTGCTTTGGAGTAATCAGTAGGTCTGATTGCAAAGAAGTCGGTGTGTGTTAACCCACCAGTCAAGTGGTAGAACCACTCAAGATTTTCTGCTTTCTTTTTATTGAACTCGTGGATAGGTTGATATCCAAGTTCTTGTAGTTTTTGATTTGTTCTATCTTTGATAAATTCTTTCAAATCTTCTTTCTTTAGATTTTCCAAATCACCTAATTCGAACATCTTATCAATAAAGTTTGATTCGAGTTCTACAATTAGTTTAGAAGCCTCTTCAATTGCTTCTTTACTATCTTCTAATAGTTCAGGATATTCTTCACACATATGTCTGAATAATTGACAACCCATCTTAGAATGTAGAGATTCATCTCTTACACTCCACTTCATTTGTTGTCCTATACCTTTTAACTTATTTCTCATTTGGAATGAGTAGAGTACCGCAAATGAAGAATACAACGATACTCCTTCAGCGAATGCTGAGAAGATTGCCAAACTTCTACCAACTTCCTGTCTTGCCTTTGGATTTGTTGCCAAATCTTCATGTGTCCAATCAGCAGTTGTTGAAGTTAGGAGTTCAAATTTCTCAGCGGTTGCAGGTTCGTGCAAAAATGCTGAGAAATCTTCTAATCCTAATGTTTCATTAAGGTATGAATATGCAGTAGCATGAATTGTTTCTTGTGAACCAAACATCATCGCCATCTGTTTTATCTCGTGCTTAGGAAACCATTTAGTAACCATAGTTGTCCAATAATCAGATACTGCACATTCGGTTTGAGCAAACCCAAGTAAGATGTTCCCAACCAAATTCTTTTCTTCAGGTGTAAGTGTTTCGTTCCAATCTTTGACATCCATTTGCATGGGTATCTCAGTATGAAGCCAAAATGCTTGTGCCTGTTTCAACCAACCTTCATTATAGTAGATTGGATACTCGAATGGTTTGAAAGGGATTCTTTCTTGGAATATTTTACTCATGATATAACCTTATTTATTTTCTTCTACTGAAGCTTTTCTGTAATCAGTTACAAGTTTCTTGATTTCACCAATTGCTTTTCTAGCTCTTGATTTTGCCGCTTTAGTAGTTCCATTGTGTTCTGCCTCGAATTGAGTATATAACTCATTAATTTGTTCGAAAATTTCTTGTGAATTTGCCATAAAATTTATTCCTTATTTAGTTTGTTATTAAAATGACCTTGAGAAAGGTCGGTGTTTATAATTATCATATATATTAAAAAACGTAATAGAAATTTTATATTATTTTTTAACTTTTCTATTTTGTTATATTAACTTAATTTTATTCTTAGGGGTGGTATAATTTTTTGATACCCTTACCCCATATTTTCTACATATTTCTTATGTAAAAGTTTTTTCGTTTCCAATTGACCACTTGCTGCCTGTTTCTGTGCAATTACACCATCTGGTGATGTTCCATCATACACTTCTATATAACCGGTATTAGTATCCATCTTACATGGAAAAGTAATTCCATCTGGTCCAAATCTGTTTTTCATGATATGTGCTCGGGCAGTATTATTGAGTTTATCTTTACTCTTTCTACTCCAACTCATAATAAAATCAGCATTCATTACTTTTGCATATGAATCAGCAATCTTATCTGCCTCGATAACTTCTGAATCAATCGCTGAACGGTTGGTCTGAGATGCAGTCCACACAGGTATTTCGAGTTCCCCACTCATACCTCTTAGGTCAATATAGACACCTCCTTGTTCTTGATAAGTAGAGTCTGACTTATTAGAATGGGAGAGTAGTAAGTCGGCGTAATCAACTATGATAACATCCGGTTTGTTATCTAACGTAACCATCTTCTCGATATGTTGTTGTAACTTTTTTACCGTAACACCTTTTGGTGGAAAATACTTAATAAGTAATTTTCCTTGAAGATTTTTAATTCTGCCCTTGACTTCTTCCTTCTTGACCTTCAAATCAGCTGAGGGAATTCCTGTAAATACGGTATCGTATCTCGCACCAACATAGTGTTCTGATAACTCCATCGTATAATGAACTACACTCAAACCTTGCCGTACAGCTTCTGCACCGATAGCGGTGAGAATCCATGTTTTTCCTACACCCGAAGGTGCTACAACTACTCCCAACTCACCTGGTCCTAATCCACCATCCATCAAATCATTGATAGGATTCCATTTAGTTGGAACTGTTGTTCTATTCAAATCTTCTGTTCTTTCATCAAAATCTTCGATATAATCCATACCCAAGTTGGTTTCATTACCAACCTTCATTGCAGCATCTACTTCATCTTTGATTCTATCATAAGAACCAGCTTTTAGTAAATCAACTGAACGTAGTATTACTCCTTTTAGATTTTGATTAATACAGAACTCCCTAAACTCGTTTTTGATGTAGTCTAAATCAACATTACCAATATTAGTAAAAACATGTCGTAGTTGTTCTACAACAGTTTTTTTCAATATATCGTTATCTACTTTTGATAATTGTGATTTGAATACATCTAGGGTGGGAGGTTTCCTATATTCACTATGATATTCAAGTATTTCACTTATAATCCATTTATTTGCATCGTTCTCAAAGAACTTTGGATTTGTGATTTCACTTATAACATCTAGGAACTTATTATCTGTAACAAGAGCAGATACTACCTTTGATTGAAAGGATTGCCCATATTTTGATAATGTATCTAATTCTTGTTCTTGCATTGACTCTTTATTATAACTGATACAAAGATACGAAAATTATTTATATTTTCCAAATTATTTAGTAATTAAATTTCCAAAAGTTGTTTTTAACCAATCATTTATATCACCAAAGTTATTTACAACCTTGTACTTTAGTAAAAGTTTCATAAAGTCCATTTTATTTAATGGAGTTATAGGTTCATTGAATCTATCTAAAGTATTCATTTTTATCGTACCTGATATATCAACATCATCTAATTGCATTAATTCTCTATTGAGAAGTATTTGGTTTTTTGATTTTATAATATCTTTGTATATTTTTATTTTACCTTTTGTTTCTTCTATTTTTTGTTCTGCCAAATCTAATAAATTATCTACTGATATTTTATCTTCTCCTGTTATTTCAGGAAATCTTTTTACCAAAGTTTTGATACCACATCCATATACACCAGGTATATTATCTGATTTATCTCCATCTAGAACTCTATATAGTAGTAGGTTTTTTGACTCTATTCCGTACTCTTCTTTTACCAAAGATTTATTGTACATTTTCTTTTTTGTAGGTGACCAAACAATTGTAGTATCATTAACTAATTGAAGGAAATCCTTATCAGTTGACATTATTACTGCCTGTTCATCTTCTTTAAGAATATTAGTGGTTATGTAAGCCATGATATCATCGGCTTCAACACCATCATATATCATAGTTGTAAGAGGTAACCCATCTAACATTTCATTTAACCAAACGAATTGTCTTTTCATGGATTCTCTTTCATCCTCA